AGGCCGCGGAGCCGTCATCCCTGAACCGGAGGCGCAGCGTGCGGCGGTTGCCGTTGGGCTGGACCACCGTCCAGACCCCGGTGCGCTGCGGCTGCAGGGTGGCCCAGAACGCACGGTCCCGGGCCGCCCAGGCAGCAGAGCCGGTGTCGTGGAAGAGCTGGATCGGCCAGAAGACCTCGCGCTCCGTGGTGGAGTAGCCGCGCCAGCGGGCACCGGGGGTCGATGCCGTGGCGGACTTGTGGTGCACGATGGGCGGCATGGTCAGCCCCCGGATGCCCGGGAGCATGCACACGCCGTCAGCGCCCGTGGTGAGGTCCCACTCGACGCCGTCGTACCCGGTCCACAGCATGGACATGCCTGTCCTGGGGTTGGGCGGGGCGGGAAGCCCGGGGGTGCCCGCAAAGACGTTCGTTGCCAACGCTATACTCCGATACTTGAGATGCCGGCCACGGCCAGGGCGTCCCTCTGGGACTGCCGCAGCGCGGCGACTGCTTCATTCATGTCGACCGTGTGGATCGAGCCGATGTGGACATCGGCGGATGTGTGGGATGTGGTGCCTCCGGCAATGCCGCCGCCGACGTACTGCGTGCCCTTAGAGAGTTCGTAACCGAACCTGCGGGCCACCTCGCCGAGGATCGCCACCGAGCGCGGACGCTTGGCGCTCGAGAGAGGGATGTAGGCCTCCCCCAAAGTTTCGCGTTCACCCCAAATCCTCAGCGGGCCGTTGACCCGGGAGATCTGGGCGACGTGGTTCTCGGAGAAACCGCCGCTGCCGAACCGCTGGATTTCGCGGTTGGCACCGTCGAAGACGCCGCCGTTCGCCCTGAAGAGCCTCTGCCCGCCCCGGGGCACAAAGCTGTCCGGGGTATCGCTGGCGGAGTAGGCGACGTTGATGGCCACCGTGCGGGGCATGGTCAGCATGTTGAGTGCGATCCGGACGGCCAGCTCCGACGCCCTGTTCAGGGACGCGAAGATGCTGGCGTAGTACGGCACGCCGACCCCGTTGCGGATGTCCGTCAGGGCCTCCTGCAGGCCGGGGACGCCGTCGGCCACCTGGAGGGTGGCCGAGAAGTCGCCCTCGTTCCACTGGGCACGGGTCTGGTTGGTCAACTTCGTGATCGTGGTGACGGCCTTGTCCGGCAGGGCCTCAATGGTGGCCTTCCACTTCTTGTTGACGTAGTACTCGGCCGCGGCCACGGGGTCCTTGATGGCCAGTAGGGCCAGGGTCGGGTCGGCGTCCATGGTGGCCTGGAAGTCCTTGCCGTCCCACTTGCCGCCCAGGAGCGTGACCATTTGCTCTGCCCTGGCGGCTGCCTCGACCGCGCCCTCAAGGATGATCTTCATGACCCATTCCTTGCTGCCGTCCTTGCCGAAGAGGGCTTCCCACTGGCCCTGGATCTTATCGACCGCAACGCCGGAACCCGTGGCCAGCTGGTCGTAGTCGCCCTTGTGGTCCTTGACGAACTGCTGGGCTTCGGCGAAGGCCACCTTGGAGGTCTTGCCCGCCGCGATCGCGGTGTCGTAGGCCACCTTGGCCCCGGCCCAGACGTTGTTAACCTCGTCAACAAGCGCCTGGTTGAGCTGCATGACGGCCTTGTTGCCGCTGGCGACGTTGAGGAAGCCCTTCTCGCCAAAGGCGCTGTTGCCGAGCTTCTCGATTTCCGGCTTGAGCGTCTTGGCTGTCTCGCGGATGTCCGCCAGGCCCTTGGCATAGGCGCCCAGGGACTCGGCGACCTGCTGCTTGGTGTTCGGCGGGACCAGGATTGCGAGGGACTTGCGCATTGCGTCGACCTTGGACGCGCTGGACGAGAAAGCATCCTGCAGTACCTGGGAGGCGGAAGCCGCGGTGCCGATGGTCTGGCTCGTCGCCTCCATCTGCTTGGCGAGAGCCTTCTGGGTCTCGACCTCCTTGCCGGTGACGGCGTGCACCGTCTTGGACACCTCTGCGTAGATCTTTCTCTGCTTGATGCCCAGCTCGAGACTGCCCCTGTTTTCATTGAGCTGCTTCTCCAGCAGCTCGGCGTCCTTGGTGTTCTGCTGCGTCGACTCGGACATCCCCTGGTTGGCGATGTCGACTTCCTGGCCAGACATCGCATAGAGGAGGGCCCCGTCGCGGGCGTCGGTATACACCTTTTTGGCGCCCTTGATGACCGACATGGTCTCCTCCAGGGCGGGGCCGCCCTTGAGGACGGCATCCATGATCGTCTGGCGGCCGATGCCAAGCCTCTCGGCGGCCTCGAAGGCGCCGGAGGTGACGAGCTTGTGGAGGGCGGTGGCGGTCGTGGCCTCGCCAATGGCGCCGGCCAGACCGTGCGCCGCCTCGGCATCCCGATCCAGGGCGTCCGCGTATTCCTGTGCAAAGGGGGTCGCTGACTGCTGGGAGCTTGCGAACGCCGCGATGCCGCCGATCATCAGGCCCGAGAGGGCCGCGAGCAGGATGCCGATGACCGGCACCAGGAGCTGCGTCTTGATGGCGGTGATGCCGGCCATAATGCCGAAGGCCTCCATCGCGGCCGTGGCGACCGGGACGACGGCTGCCGCCACCGTGAACGCGGGACCGAGTGAGAGAATGACCCCCGCCATGAGGGCGATCGTGGGGATCTGCAGTCCGGACAGGAACTTGGTCAGGTTGACGGCGAAGTCCCCGAGGAACCGGACCAAGGGGAGGAGCCCCTCGCCGATTTTCTGGAGCCCATTGGCGAAGGCCGGAATGCCTTCACGGGTCACGGCCGCCAGGGCTGGGCCCAGAATGTTGATGACCGTTGTGCCGATCTGGATCAAGGCCGGCAGGAAGGGCTCGAGCGCGGCCCAGGCTGTGACCAGGACGTTCGCCAGTTGCTCGAACAAATTCCGGAACAGCGGCCCCGAATCGGTGGCGACTTTGCCGAGAACTTGGCCGAAAGTCTGCAGGATCGTTGCGACCGATTCGGCAGCGGGGCGCAGCGACTCGAACATGGACTTGACCCCGGACAGGAAGGCGGTCATGCCAACGCCCACCTTGGGGCTGGCCATAATGTCGCCGACGTCCCGGATGAACGCCCCGAGGGCGGCACCGGCACCCGAGAGGGTGTTCTTGACCGTCACCGAGAAGACATCCATTGCCGGGCCCAGGGAGCCGAGGGCCTTGTGGAAGGACGTTGAGGCCTCGCGGGCACCCTGGAAGATCAGCTTCATGTTCGTCTGGAAGCGGTTGCCGGAGGTGATGGTGTCCATCTTGTCGAGCATCCGGGCGAACGAGGTCAGGGTGAGGGCACCGGCGGCCTGGGCCGCCATGCCGATGTTGCCCCAAACCTTGGTCAGGGATACGCCGGCGTTAAACAGGTCCTTCAGCCCCTGGACGCCGAGGTCGATCCACCGGGAGAGCGTGCCGTCGGCAGCGAGCCGGTTGACCCAGGAGTCGAACTTGGCGGCGAATTCGTTGAAGGCCCGCCCGATCCGGGGGAAGGCGGTCGAGCCGAGCACGGCCAGCGTGTTGAACGCATCCATGAAGTCCGCCAGGCCCGTCTGGGCGACGTCGAAACCATGGGACATGTTGTCGAAAAAGAGCTTGAGCCCGCCCTGCTGGGTGAGCCGGTTAAAGGAGTCCAGGATGTTGCCGAAGATGCCGCCAAGGGAGCCGGACAGTTTCGTGAGCCCGGCACCAAACGCCGGCAGGGCGATCTTGGAAAAGCGCAGCATGGCATCGGAGGCCCGGTCCCAGAACGCCTCGGAGAGGCTCTGGCGGATGTCCCCAAAGACCTTCTGGAAGATCCTCGCGGCCTCCTGGCCGGCTGGGGGCAGACGCTTCATGGCGGCCTGGATGCCGTGGGCTGCGGCGCCGAAGTCCTTAAAGACGGACTGCAGGACGATCATCACGGACCCGAGGCCGAGCAGCAGGGTCGGAGCCATCAGGGCGCCCATGCGGAGGACCTGACCGATCCCGTTGCCGAGGGAAAACATGTCGGCAGTCAGGGTCACGACCCCGGAGGCCAGGGTGGAGAGCCCGATCACGGCGGCTGCCACGATGGGCAGGTTGCGGTCGAGGGAGCCGAGCGTGCGGGCGAACTCCTCGGTCCAGCGGCTGGCGGCCCGCAGGCCGGTGAGCTTGGCGGCGGCGAGGAGGAGGCTGATGTTGTTCAGCTTGACGAAGATCCCGACCGTCATGTTCCTGGTCAGGGCCTTGAGTGCGGCGAAGACCTTGAAGTAGGACGCCGAGCTGATCTCGGGCTTGATCTTGATCTTCTCTGGCTCATGCGCCTTGATCTGTTCATCGACCCAGGCCAGCTTGGCCAGCACTGAGGCCTCGTCGAGATCGGTCACGATGGAGAGCTTGGGCAGGAACGCATGGAGCTTGGCCTTGAGGGCCAGGAGCCCGGCCAGGTTGTCGTCGTATACGATCCTGACGGGGGTGTTGTCGAGGGCCTCCAGGGCGTGCCTCTTGGCCTTCATCAGGGAGGGCTCGTCGAGCTTGACGTCGAACTTGACTTCCCGGATCTTGAGCAGCTCCGCGTCGATGGTCGCGACCAGCCGCTCCAGGCCGGCATGGTCCTCGTTGTACCTCAGCGTGATGGTTTCCTGGGGCCGCTGGAGATCCAGGCGGGCCTGGAGTTCGGCGATCTTGGCGTCGATGGAGGCGTCGTCGAAATCAATCGTGACCCACTCTTTGATGATGTTGTCGCGCTTGATCTGTTCGAGCTTGGCGATGACGTCGCGGAAGCCCTTCTCGTCCGGGGTGAACTCGATCTCGATCTTGGACTTGTTGCGCATCTTTTCGAGCTCGGCCTGGGCCGCGGCGATGGAGCCCTCGTCGTTGAGGTCTACCTTGATGACCACGTCCATCAGGTGCTTGATCGCGTCATTGAGCTGGCGCTGGGCCTTCTGGATGGACTCGTAGTCGAGGCCGACCTTGAGCTTGAGGCTGTTCTTCTCGATCTCCTCGGCGGCGAGCTTGGCGTCCTCCTTCGCCTCGGTGGCGTCGGCGGAGATCTTGATCTCGACCTTGACCTTCGCCTTCACGCCCGCCAGTTCCCGGTCGATCTCGCGCTGAGCCTCCCCCCGGAATCCCGTGGCGTCCGGCCGGACCTTGATCGCCACGGCACCGACGAGCTTTAGATTAGCCACCTGGCCACCCCATCTTTCTGAGTACGTCGAAGTTGTTCTTGGGTTCTTCCGACTTTTTGGTTTTGGGGCTCTGCCAAGCGGCGGGCCCGATCACGGGAAAGTCCGGAGGACCTTCCTTGCCCCAGTTGACGAGCATGGAGGTCTGGGAATATATGGCGTTGACTGCGGTTGCCTGGAGGCGGCGGTCCAGGTTCCACGTGCGCGCGTCCATGATGGATTCGCGGCGGGGGTCAGATTCCAGGAAGCCGGCGGCGATCTCATCGGCGCGGTCCACGGTCATGGCGGCGGCGAAGCGCGAGCCCTCGGGGAGGTTCCGGATCATGGCAAGAATGAGGGTGATAGAGGAAAAGACCTCGCCAGCTATGAAGCTGACGAGGTCAAAGTTCCAATATTCCCGAAGATCGAGATAGATCTCCTCGCCGTATCCGGAGTCGATCAGCTCGCCGAGGGCGACACTTCCCCCAGCTCGGTCATCTCCGAGTAGTTCGTGAAGACAAAGAGCCAGATGCCAAGGTCTTCCGTGCCCGCCCATTCGGCCAGGGCCTCGTGGTCCCCCTTGGCCCGCTCGGCGGCCTTCAGCGCGTCGGAGAGGACCGAAATGAACAGCTCGGGCTGGTCGACGTCGGTGTCCTCGCCGAGGGCCTCAGCGCGCTGCTTGAGGTCGAACGCCGCGGCGACCGCCTTGCGCTTGTCCTTTGGCAGGCGGAAGATCGGGCGGAACCCGAGGACCTTCCCGTCCTCGGTCTCGATCTCGAAGTCGGGATATTTGCTCTCTGCGCCCTTGCGCAGATCGTCGAGCTTCAGTGCGGACATGGCTGACTCCTAAGTAGTGGTGTGGTACTGGTTGCGGACTGGTGTCGTACTGGTGTCGTACCAAGTTGGTACGGGGCCTGCAGGGCCGGAGTCCGCACCCGGCCCTGCAGGGGTCTGTGGGCTACGGGGCCGCGACAGTCACTGTCGGGTCCGAGGTGTAGCCGGAACCGCCGGCGGTGAGGTTGATGGACGTCACCACGCCGCCGGTGACCACCGCGGTGGCGGTAGCACCGGTGCCTGCGCCGCCGGAGAAGCTGACAGCCGGGACGGTGGTGTAGCCGGAACCGCCGGAGACCACGTTCACCGCGGAGACGGCGTTGGCCGTGCGGGTTGCGGTCGCGGTGGCGGTGGACAGGATGATGGTCGGGGGCAGCCACTTGAAGGCGAAGTCGTTCGCGCCGTTCTGCAGCGGCGTGACCTTCACGGACAGCTGGACCAGGTTCTCGGTGTCGGAGACGGAGAAGTCGTCAGAGCGGAAGATGGAGGCCTTCGGGGCGTACACTCCGGCCGTGGTCTGGCCGTCGTAGAAGACAACGAGCCAGGCAACCTCGGTGGCCACCGGGTTGGACGGGACCGAGACGTGGCCGCCGCCGTCGACCGAGGCATTTGACCCGTAATACAGCTTGAGGCTCGGAGCATCAAACTGGAGCAAATGCATGACAAAGGCCTCTGTACGGGCCGCAGTCGTGGTCCGCAGGGTGGCGTTCTGCAGGGAGCGGAGGGTCGTGGTGTCACCGCCCTCGGAGCTGGCGGAAAGGATGTCGGCCACGGAGGTGTGGCCCATGTGGGTCCAGGACCCGCCCGGGTTGCGGAGGTCGGCGGGGAGCGCAGTCCCCGTGGGAGCCGTGTAGAAATGGCCGACTCCGACCTTCAGTACGGCAGTGCTATCAAGTGCCATTTGGATTTTCTCCTAGAGAAGGGACGCGCGGCCCCAATGAAAAAGCCCCGCCTTACGGTCGGGGCTTGAAGCGGTTTGTGATGGTCTGTTGGTCAGGTGGTCTGACCAACAAACGGTAGATGGCCTCGTACCGAACTGCGATTTTTGGCAAACTCGCGTACTGGACGACCGACGTTGAGGTCTGCCAGTCGGCGACCTTGGCGGGGTGGGTTGATCCCTCTAGGACCGCGATGGACCCGCATCCGGGGATGGACACCTGCATCTGCTGCGCCTGGCGCAGTGCATACCGGCACATCTCCTGCAGCTCCTCGCCCATCTCGTCGGCGTCGGGGCCGTCGGTGATGGTGGAGACCATGACGATGGCCGGCTGCATGAACCGGTCATCCCGGGACTGCAGGGCCAGCGTGCCCGACCGCCGGTCGCGCCGGGCGACAATGGCGGGCGTCAGCATGTTCTCGGAGAACAGGGTGTAGACGTGCACATTCTGATCGGCAAAGAACTGGGTAAAAACCACCCGCATCAGCTCGTCAACGGAGCCGAAGAGCGGGGTGGTGTCCGGGGTAATCATCGCGGGCCTACGTACTTCGCGATGGCGCGTTTCATCACGCCGTCGAGAATGTGCAGGCCCTCGACGTGCCTGCCGTTCTTGGCCGTCCAGCCCATCTCGATGGACATGGCCGAGCGCTTGTGCTTGTTGGGTCCGGCCTTGCCTTCACCGCCGGGATCGGGGCGGTCGCGCAGGACGACGTGGGAGTCCGTCTCGGTCACCGGGGGTACGATGACCTCGATGTGGGCCTGGCCGGTCCGCCGGTGAAAGAGCAGGGTGAGCCAGGCCTCGCTGGCCATGCCCCGCGCCTGCATCCGCACCGCTTCCTTGACGCCGGGCAGGTGGGAGACCACGGCTCCGGTGGAGGACTCCGGGCCCCTGCCGCCGCGCGCCGGATGGTACCAGTGAATGTTAGGCATTCGGCTCGTCCAATCGGTTGCGGGAGCGGATGATGAATTCGACGTGCTGCGTGCTCCGGGACACGCCGGGGGAGAACCGGGGCGGGGCCGCAAGGTCCCACTCCTCACCCTCGAACAGGATGCGGGCCCAGGAGCCCACGGGGGCGCTCCTGGTAATGCAGCGGATCGTCTTGATGGAGACCTGGCCGGCGAGCTCGCCGTCACCCTGGCGCTGGTAGGACGTGGTGACCCAGACCTCGACCGGGGTTTCTGAAGGGATCTTCACCTGGTCTCCGCGGGAGTTGTGGACGGTGACCTCGGGGTAGATGAGCATCCGCGACCTGCCCCTATCGAGCAGGATC